ACCATCTGGAAAGCTACGAACAAATTTTGCTTTACTATAATATCCATGACGTTCTTTAGTAACTAAAAGTTTATTTTCAGCTTTTGCATTTTTAACATCTTCTGGAGTACTTGTAGCACTTACTATATATACATTAGATTTAAGATCATCATTTTCATCAAGAACTAAATCTAATTCTAGTTCTTCTTTACTTATTGCATTATAATAAATATAAAAAGGAGCATAATTTTTTATAAAAGGTAAAAAATTAACACCCCCTTGAAGTAATTTAGCACTAATAATATCAACCATTGTATAACTTACTAATCCGTTCTTAGTTGGAATTGATATAATCTTTTCTATAGCCGTAGCAGGATCAACACCAATACCTTTTCCTCTAAGAATAGATAAATAAGTTGCTTGATTTAACTTCTTACCAAGAAGTAGAGAACCAGTAATACTAATACCAAGTTCGTTACCAGCCATTAAACAAATAGCTACATCTGCAACATTGATTTTAGGTTTACCAGTAATTTCATCAATAACATCTTTACCATCTTTATCCTTCATTTCAAATCCTTTTGTGAAAGTATCTGAAGTAGAAAGATAAGTAGCAACATTTTTAATCTTTTCAAAAGCCTGTATAGTAGTATCTAGAGCTACATTTACAGTGCTAATTTCGTTTGTCATCTGTTATTATCAGTTAAATTTGCTATCAAATATAAAATACTTTTTTGAAATATGCAAGTAAAAACTATTATTTTTTATTCAGTATCAACAAAATTTATTTCGTCCAAACTTTTAATCCAATGAATTGTTGAGGTGCTTTGTATCTGTCTTGCAATTAATTTAGTCTTATCACGACTTTTAATTAGTTCACCTTCACTATTAACAAAGTCATCAAATACTAGATTAAATATTCTAGTAATCTTTGTTGGATTATAAATATCAATAGTTTTACCTCTTGCGGTACGTTGTTGATATGTCATTGGATTAGTACTACCACCAGTACATATCACTTGTTCTAATGTAGGAATATCAACCCCTTCATCCAATGCTTTAGCAGTAGATACAAATTGATAATATCCTTCTCTCATACCTTGAATAACAATCTTTTTAATTGAGTCCTTACCAAATATCTTAGGAGTACCTTTACGATCACCACTAGTAAATAAAAAGAACTCACCAGTAGTAGGATCAATCATTGGTCTAGATTCAATTTTAGAATGATAACAAATTGCTTTATAAATAGGATTAAATCTTGCATTGATATATTCTGTTATACTATCTGCAAATTTAGTACTTTCATTAAAACAAATTGTAGGAACAGTATTCATATTTATAATTTCTCCTATCATATGCATCTTAGCAGGATGATCAATAAGAATTTCATTTCTTTTCTTTATATAATCCATGAATACCTTAGCACGATTATGAATAGCATGAGGACTCCACAATTTATTAAGTTCATCATTTTCAGGAATAGTTATATCAAGATTAGTATGCCAACCTAATAACTGAGCTAATGTATTACATAGTTTATCATAAGTTATATAAATACTATCTCCACGTAGACTATTAGTACTGAATCCATTATGACACGCTTGAATTAAATCAAATTCACTTTCAAATAGTCTTTTACCTTCTTCTCTAGTTAACATAGATACTATAGGTCTAAACATTTCAAGTGTTTCATAAATAGGTTTACTAAATCTTTCATATCTAGCTTTATCAACTTGTGGAAGTTCAAGAAGAATATTATATTCAACAAAAGGACTTATCCATTTATGTTCAACTGCTTCTTCTTCAGTAATCTTATCTACTACAGGATATAGTTCTTCAACCCATGAAATACCATATGGATATGTACCTGTTAATGCAAGACGATAATCATGTTTAATTATAGTACCATCTATTACTTCTTTTCTAGCAGGAGTTAAAAACTTTTGTATTTCATCTACAATTAGTAAAGTGCAAATACTTGAAAGTTTTCCATCTATGGCACTATTAACACTGAGTACTGTAATTCTACTTAAATGTTCACCATAGCTTTTAAGATTTTCAATCCAATGTTTAACAATAATATCAGACGGAACTACAATAATTACAGTATTATCATTATTAACTCTTAGATGAGGATTAATGATAAATTGAATAGCAAGAAATGTTTTACCAAATCTAGGAGTTAAATCTAAAGCACCAATACCTCTAGCATCTCTCCATTTAAGAGAAGATTGTCTTTGTCTGTCTAATTTAGTTAAATCTATTTGCATATCAATTAATTATTAGTCCTATAATAAGTCCAATTATACCAACTGCTCCCATTTTTTGTACTGTTCTATTTTTAACAGGTTCTTTCTGATATACTTTCATAGTTTTAGTTTCAGTATTTGGATTAAGATTGGTTATATTAGCATATACAGCATCTTTAAATGGACTTAATCTATCTTTACCAATCGTAATATCATAAGCATTTTTAGTAGTAATACTTAAATCAAGTATATCTAAACCCATAGTTACATTACCTTTATCCCATTCTCTTTCAAACTCTCTAGAATAAATAGGATAAACTACTTCACTAGTATCTGTATCTACTGAAGTATATCCTATGATTGTATTTCGTAGACTATCTTTAAGTGTAGTTATAGTTTGATTACTTACTATAATTGCAGTATTAAGTTTACCTATTTCTTTTTCATATTTAGCAACAAGATTTCTTAATTTTGTTAACTCTGTATTTTTAGTACTAATTTCCTGAGAAGCAAGTTCATTTATAGCTGTTAATGCTTTAACAGTAGTAGTTTCTTGTTTAAGATCATTCTGAGTCTTTATAAGAGAATCTTCAAGTATAAGATATTTACTATTTAATTCTTTTACATTTTTATACATTTTAATATTCAATATAGTTGATGCAACAAGAAGTATAACTGCAATAGAAGCAGCTATAACAGCGATTTTAGTAACTTTTGTTTCCATTTTATTTGTCATTAGAGTTAGTTTATAAATACAATTTTTTCTTTTAAGGGGAGTTGTTTAATTATGTTTAAAAAATCCTTTTGTAATCACTTTAGGTTTAAGATCTTCTTCTGTAAGAACATTACTTTGTTTAGGTTTTTTAAAAGTAACTGATGATTTAATTCGTTTCTCAATTTTATTAGTCACAGTTACTTCATTGAAATATTTCAGACCATCTTTATATTTTTCAATAGTCTCAGCAGCAGGAATAAATAGATTACTGAATTTAGTAGAATCATATGGTACTCCTTTAAATTTAAGAAACAAACAAGGAAATATACCTATATACTTTAATTCAGTAGATTCTATTTCAAAGATTTCATCTGAACCATATCGTTCTACAACTTTGTCACCTGGCTCATATAGAACACAATTATAATCTTGTTTTTTCATATATTATCAAACATTTTACCAATTCTATCAACACCTTTCTTTTTACTACCATGAAACCGTCTACTAGCACCAGGTCTATTATAACTACCTTCTATTTTTAGAAGTATATCAGTAACTCGTTTAATATAGTAATTATAATTTATATCATATTCACTCATATTCTGTACTGGAAAGTAATCATTAAATGGAGTTATTAAAGCACCTTTATTCATATTCATAATTTGATCAGAACTATGTTTTAATAGTGTACCACCATGATTTGAAACAAAATAACGTAGATTTTTTGATAGACTTTCAATTATATATTGTCCATTTTCAATTCTATGCAACTTCTTTTCAAATTTCTCACCAGTCTTAACACTGATACAATAATCATAAATATCAGTATGATTAATTATTGTATCTTCAATAGGAATCTTATATAATATAAACTTATCTATTGCAATAGCAACAATAGGAGCATTAAATCCTTTTGACAATTCAACTTCAATAAGAAAATCACCTTTTCTCTTTATATTTTCATCATCATTATGATCTATAAGCCATTCTTTTTTAATTGCAATATAATCATTTACTGATGTACGTACATATTTAATATAATCAGTAAATTCAAGATCAAGTTTGGTAAACTTTTGCCAAGCTGTTGTAATTTTATTATATTCATCAAGTTTATCTTTAGTAAATCTAGATAATATACCATCTGTATTAGCACTGATAACTTCAATTCCAGCTTCTTCTAATTGTTCAATTAACATAATTAAATAGAATTGACCATTAAGTGTTACTTGATACATAGCTTTAGGATCATGTAACCAACCATCATATCCTAATTTACCAAATAATCCACTATTAGCTACAATCTTTAATGTATCAGCACCAACACTATAATCGTTTGCTTCAGCATATCTACCTTCTTTTTTAAGTATTTTAGCTTGTGTTTTATACGCAATTCTATCAGTACGAATCATATGTACAATTTGATGAAATGCAACAGGAGCCAAATGAGCTGGACAAACACCTTCGAATTCAATTAATGCAGGATAATAACTACTAACATCTGCGTCTCGTAAATAAGTTGTACTAGCATCACATTCATATTTATTTGGTCTATCAATACTATGTAATCCACCAGTAGCAATAGTATATCCTTTATCTCTAAATATAATTACTTTCTCAAAATCCTTTCCTAAAATAAAATCAGTATTTCTGACTTCTTCATACACTTGTTTTAATTCAGGAGTAATAAAATGAATTTTAGGATTAAGAATATCATTAAATACAACATGTATTCTATTGCTACGTAAATCTTTAAATTGAAAATGTTTTAGACCAGTATATTGACTATAAAATTTAGCCATCAATTTATCAGCTATTGTACTTCTATTTGCAGTAATAACATTAACGTCATATTTTGCAGAAATATTGATTCTTAATTCAAATTCTTTCTTTTTAAGAAGATGTAGTGCTCTAGTTATAAGGACATCATTAAGGTTATAATCAAAGATCTTTTGAAAATCACTTTTATTAACCATTGCATTAGGCTTTATTGGCAAATCTTCAATTCTATACCATTTAATATTTATTGCAGCTTGTTTTAAACTCTTTCTGCTAACCGTTTCAAATAAAGCCATTAAAAGATCAATAGATATATAAAATTCCTTAAATTCACGAAGCTTGTCATCATAATATTTATAGTTAATATTATTATTCTCTATAATTTTATTGACAAGTTTTCTTATCTCTTCAATTGCCCACCACTCTTGTCCAGGACTAAGCACTACATCTTGAATTACATACATATAATCTACAATAAGGTTATCAAATTTAATACTGTTATATCCTATGAGAAGTTTAATATCTCTCATAAAATTATAAAATTCAACAGCATCATATTGATCATTATGTAGAATAAATTGTCTATAATCTATATGACTAAGTGCTTCTTGTTTAGCATTAAAATCTTTTTTAATGTCAGCGTCTATATAAGCATCAATCCACTTCTGATCATTCTCCATATTAAGAAATAGAAAACTAACATAGTTTCCAAAAACTTCAATATCATAATAAGCACCTATCATATCGTTATAATTTTAAAGTGTTATAATACAGGTAAGAATAGCATTTTTATTAATAATATTGATACGATCTTCTGTATCAATAATCTCTATAAAAGCCTTTTTTTCAGTAATTACATCAATTATCTCTTGTTTAATTGAACTTATTTGATCTTTATAAACTTCAAGTGTAGTATACTCACTACAAGATACATCTACAAATTCAATTTCAATTTTTTCTCTTTTTATTGTGTTACTTTCTCTAATATGTGTTGGAAAAGAATTGTCATTATTTTTATTAAATAGTCCCATAGCTTATTTTATATTAATTTTAGATAAAATTTGTTTTATATAACCACCTGTTGCAATACTATCTACCAATATATTGAAATTATTTAATTGTAGATAATCTGTAATAGGTCTATTATTACCATCTCTAGCGATAGTTTTACCATCACTGTCTAGAAAAGATTTAGTATTTTGACCACCAAGTAAATGAGTCATTGCTAATATACCACTAGTAGTTACATACCAACCACCAACTTTAGTTCTATCATACTTTTTAAAATACTCTTTCATTTCAATTACATTAGCTTGAAGTAATCTAAGCATAATCATATCTTGTAAAAAAGTATCATTAAGCATGACTTGATAGCCTTCTTCATTATTAAGTTTATTTAATCCAATAGCACCACGTGCACTATTTCCTATTTGATAGTTACCAATATATTGACTTCCGCTACGTCTAGCAGTAGGATCACCATTAGCTTCTAATAAACTTAAAGCATTTAAATAATCTAAGAGTTCATCATTAATATTGATACTATCAACTTTATCAACAATTACAGTATTAATAGTATCTTTATCTTGATTTGAGTGTTTCTGAATTAAACTGAAGTTATTTAGCCTAAATAATCCGAAGGATACTGCAAGAACTCCGAAAATAGTTAAGCCTACAATGATTGATCGAATCTTTACATTCATATTTTAATAATTAAAATTAGTAGTATGAGCAGGATTGATAATTCTATATAAGTTTGTAAGTTGTATGAAACTTACAAATAATGCAAGACGAGTAGTATAAGTACTCATTGCATGAGAAGGATGAATCATAAATAGAATAACTCTTCCATTATGAATCATATAAGTACCATTTAATTGTTCAGCAGTAACAGGAAGATTAGTAAATGCAAGTCCAAAATATGATTTAATTGCAGTATTACCAACAAGTACAATAATCTTAGGATTTATATGAGTTATTTCATTCATAAGATACTGTCTACAATTATAAATCTCTTTATCTTCTGGATAACGTCTATTTGGAGTTTTACATTTTACAGCATTTGTAATATACACTTCATCTCTACTGAAATTAAATAAATCCAAGTACTCTTGAAAGAACATTCCATCTTTACTAATCATTGGAATATTATTCTTCATTTCAAAAGCACTTGGATTTCTACTTACAAACATGATATTTGCGTCTAAACTACCATCACCTAATAAAGGTTTATGATCATTTATAAGACAAATATCACATAAGCTACAAGTAAATTCTCTCATATTTATGAAATAAAAGATAACGCTTTTTGTAATCCAACTTCAAGAGCTTCTTCATATGTTTTATATCTACCTCCCCAGTCATCACATAATGAAAATTCAATAGATTTTCCTATGTGAAAATAAAAACCATCATCTGAATCCGGTTTTGCAACAAAACGTCTATAGGTTACATACACATGAATATTATGTTCTTCCCTTAACCATTTCTGAAGAAGAGATTGTGTAGGAGCAACAGCAATATTTACATCTTGATAAAATAAAGTATTACATAATCTAATATTACTACCATCTGCATATTCAGGAGCATAACACTTATTAGCTTTATATGGATTTTGATCAAATCCTTTTTCTTTAGCCAGTATAGCTGTTTCAAATGATATTAATTGTTCTTTCATAACTCTTTCATTTACTGAGATATTTCATATCATTTTCTTCAGTAGCAAACATTAGTAAACCAAATACACCAGTTCTTTTAAGTTTACCAAAATCATGTTCTTTAATTGCTTTAAAATCAAACATTCTACTGTACCCTTTACAATCCCCACCAGGAGTATTAAATATACAATTTTTACTACATTGTATATCTTTACAATCAAATCTTGCAAAATCACCATCTATTTCAATTCTTTCTTTCAGTTCTTTAATACTAATTGTTTTCATTTTATTTAATATTAAGGTAAATATGAGCAATTTTACTAGTTCTACTTAATGCAGTATAAATTAATTTATTACGTAGTTCTATAGCTTTAGGAGAAAATGAACTATTCATTACAGCTTTTCCATTACTATAAAACAACATATCATTCAGATCTACAAATGTATTCTGAATTGTACTTCCTTGTAATTTATGAACAGTTAATGCAAAAGCATAATCAATATCTTTACTAACATAAACTTTATTAACTTCTCCTTCTTTTATTGGAAAATCAATTAAAGTCATATAGTTATTCTTATATTGAAAATACTCTTTCCATTTTTCTGATCTATTTCTACTAGGAGCATAAAGAGCATTAAAATACTTCTGTCTAATATGTTCATAGAAAACCATAAATGATTTATCTCTATAGTCAACAATATTAATATTTACAGAAGTACCACCATGTCTAGGAGATATCTTAACAGCATACGTTTTAAATCCACCATCTGCCATTCTTGGAATAACTTCATCAATTACATAATCTTCACTATTGATTAATACAGTATCATTGAATTCATCTGTGATAGTTTTATAACCAATAAGAAGATCATTTAAATCAATGAGTTCTTTATTAGCATCTGGACCACTAAAATATGGAATTAATCTATTTCTTATTGCAAGATTACTATTTAATACTGTTTGATTCTTCCATGCGGCAACACGAGCATAATCAGGATCATTGCTAAAATTTTCATGTTTAAATTCTCTTACTGCACTACTTATAAAAGCAGTGTGATCATTATAAACTATATACCCTTCATTATTTTCATTTAATTGATGAGGATGTTCAAGTAAATAATGAAGAAAATTATGACCATCTTTAGCAATATCATTTACTAATATTTCAAGTAACACTCCAATTGGATTATCACTATCTTGTCTTACAATTTCAGATAGTTCATAATAATTAGTCACATTAAATGTAGGACTTTCAGTAAGATCAATTTTATCTCCTCTTGTCACAGGCGGTAATTGCTTTGCGTCACCAACATATAATATTTTAACTCCTAAATCTCTAGCACGTTTCATATTAAGTTCATGCAAACTAGGAGTAACCATACTACACTCATCAATGATAACTAATTTATAATTATTCATTGTAGGAGTACCAAGTGCGTCAAAGTTTATATTATTTAAATCAAAATCTTCAAGATTAAAATTGGGTCTTAATCCATGTAAACTTTGAAGAGTTTTACCTTTACGCTTGGTACTCCTTTCAATTTGTCGTACGGCTTTATGAGTTGGTGCAGTAACACAAAGTGGATTGGTAACAATATTATCTACAAAATATTTAAGAATAAATGTTTTACCAGTTCCAGCTCTACCAGATAATGTAAAAAGTAAATCTTTAGGATCTCTATACCATTTTTCAAGTTTATCAAGAGCTTCTTCTTGACCTTTAGTAAAATTCAATCCTGAATATTTAGCGACTTTATTAGTGAAATCTGGCATATTTTATTCATTTAAAATATCGTATGGATAACCTTCTTCTTCAAGACGTTCTCTACAAAGTTCTCGAATGTCATCTTCCGTTTCAGCATCATCAATAAAATTAATATCGGGAAGATCATCCCAACTTATACCACAAATATCATTCAGATATTTATTAGCATATTCTAATTTTTCATCTCTTGTCATAATCTTAATTTTTAGAGGTCTTTTTACCATAAGGATTACTTTTTAATATATGTCCACAATTATCACATTTATAGATGTCTCTATAATTACGGTGTTTCCAATTATATTCAGTACGTATAAATTTATGTACATGAATACAAAATAGTTGTTTTATAACGGTTTTAATAAAACCATCTCCATTATTCATTTTCATAATTAGAAAGGTAAATCATAATTTTTAAATAGCCAAGCAATACCAAGTTCATAACCATACATAATAGTTTTAGGTTCATCTAATGTATGTTTATGATGATAATAAGTTTTTTCAGTCAATGTATCAATAGGTGTTTTACGTTGATCTGTAAAATGAATAGTGAATCCTTTAGTATTTACAAGAATCACTAAATTATAAATAGTTTGAAAATATTCAAGATAAGCACCTAATTGATGACTAAAAGGAAGATTCTGAAATGTAACAAGTTGATGAGGATAGGTCATATTATACCATTCTAGAAACTGTCTCATTCCAATAGGACAAGTACTCAATAGAGTTTTAAATAGAGGATTCATAAAATATATTATCAATTATTTTACCATAAATTGTCATTCCACCTCTATATTTACCCCAAAATCTAAGAGTCATACGTACCGCATCTGGATCAGACTGATAAATATAAGGTCGTCTGTGCCATTCAGTAAAATAAGTATTTGTTGGTAAAGCATATATCCATTTAGCTTTAGAAATATCATTCCAACCATCTATTTCAAAATACTCATTATTTCTTTTAGCAACAAATCTTGAATTTTTCCAGACAACCTTTACACTAACTCGTTTACCAGGAGTATATGAAGCTATAGGAATAACTTTACCAACAAATGAAATCATATTTATAATTATTAAAAAAAGAATAATACAACTTTGTCTTACTATCTTTAACCATATCAGGAGATACTTGTCTATTATGTATAGTACTCTACAAATAGCTTTACGGTATCATGTTGTAAGTGGACTATTTTTATACGTTAATAGAGCTGTATTATTCTTTTAATTACATCTTATATTTAACAATACAAAATAATCTTGAGGTAATAAAGCAAAACTATTTCTAGTCATTATATATTCACCTTGATTAGTATGAATAGTAAATGTATTTTTAGTTCGCTTTCTAATATAACCGTTTAGATCTGTAATACCAGCATCTAAAACATATTTAGCATCAGTTATCATAACTTTATCCTTAATATTAGGATTTTTCTTGTAAATCATCTTATCAACTTTAATCTGAGTAAATCCTTTTTCAGGACATATTTTAGATAGTAAAGTAAGATAACTATATTTCCATATGTTACCTCTTACAACTTTAGTGTTGTAATATGGATAAATAGACTTATAACTGTTCTTTAGTTCAGTTAATTTGAACGTAAGTTCAATACGTCTATAGTTATTAAACCATAATACATTAGCAATGTCTTTATTATTAATTGATTTTATATAACCAAAATCATTTAGAGTTTTATCAATAGGTGTTCTCTTTCTTGCAATAAATGTATTAGGTTCAAAGTTTTGATTTGTTAGTCTGAATTTTATCATATTGAATAAATAAATCAATTTTACAAATAGGTTTTCCTTCATCATTAATTTCAAATATCTTAGGAGCAAACAGAGGAACATCAGGATACATAATTGACATATAATCTATAACATATCTTGAAATACTTATACCACAAAGAATAATATGTACTTTTTTATTGTTATATGCCATAACTATATTATCAATTTCACGTTTAACCCAAGTATTCAATTCTACTTTACCATGTTTACATATCATTATATGCTTACCATTAACTTCTGTAAATTCAGGAATACCGGCAGTAAAGATTAATTCTTCTTCTTTATACTTCCATTCTGGAATTTCTACATTATCATCAAAAATTAATGGTGAAGCTTCTCCTATAACAGCAACAGTTATTCCATTACTCAAGTGAATTAATGTATCCATGTAAACATTTATAAATAAGTTGAAATATAAGAGCAATACCAGCACTAGCAGCACCTACAAAACAAGCAGTATATATAGTACTAAATTGAAATGGATGTGTGATAAAAGTAAATCCAATTCCAATCCAACATGTATTACATACAATACATAAACCAAGAGGATGAGTTATAGCACTAAGAAATCTAGATTTATAATACATATCTTCTTTATTCATCATAGCAAGAGTACGCATATAATAATAGTTTTTCTTAGCTCTATATTTTCTCCAATATATAATTGGCTTATATATACCTATAGCTCTAACTCTAATAAGAAACTCTTTATACCAATTAAATATCATATCTGGCTCAAGCATCTTATTAAAACCGAAACCTACTAAAGCACTAAATAAAGAAAGTGCTAAAAGATAAATAATGTTTTCCATGTTATTTAACTTTAGCACTTTCAAGAAAATAGATACCGTTAGTATACATATCTACTTCAATCTCTTTAGCATGTCGTATATCTTCAATATTACACATATGCCAATCATTTTCAAATTGTTCTTTTAGATTACGAAATACTCGTACATAACTTGTAAATTCTTGAGTATCGCTAGCGATCTTTACAATAGATCCTTTTTTAAGGTATTTAATACCACAACTGGTACTTTGAAGTTTAGTTACAACTCCAATTTGACCTTTTTTAAATAGTTTTGTCATAGTTTAATTAAACTTTAAATGTAAATAAATAATTTGAAAAATACAAATAATGTGAGAAGAATTTTTGCACTATATAAGAATAAATTTTTAGTGTTTATAGTATTCTAAATGGTGCAAAATTGCTTACTGAAAATACTACTTCAAATAAATCTCCATCACATTGTATTATGAATGGTAAATCCATTCTATATTTTGGATATGGATATAGCTTTTCAAGTTCTGTTTTAAGTCTCATAGCTTCTTCTTCAGAATCTATAAAACATATTGAACAATCATTGTTAAATGAATGTCCTTCTCTACCATCATGGTATTCTAAAAATGATCCATTTGGTAGAATTACTTCTCCAGTTGTAAATACTAATTTCATAGTTTTAAATGTGGTAATTTTTCTTTAAAATAATTATATACTGCTCCTTCTTTAAGAATATCAATACCTTTTTCTCGTAATTTTCGTGCAGCAGAATCAAATAAAGAAGATACTTTTTTAATATCTGCTATTATAGTTTCTTCTGTAGTAGCTTCGGTTACAGTTTTTCTTAATCGTTCGATAACTAAATATCGTATTTGTGTTAGACATACACTCATACGTTCTTTATCTGATAAATCAGTATTTAATACTAATTCTACAATTTGATCATCTAAAAACATAGCTATTATTGATAAAAATAGACCAAGAGACTTATCGCCTCTTGGTCATAGATTAAATAAAATAAATTTGACAACCCCCCTTAAAAGAAAGAATATGTGATAGTTTAGACTACCACACTCTAATTGTACTACTTGTTGTACTACCTTTTGATGTACTAGTTACAGTTATAGTTCTACTTTGAGCACTATTTTTAGGCATAGATGGAACAGTATTATTACCAATAACATGTGGTGTAGGCATACTGTTTAAATCTTCACGAATAGAAATAGGATCATTAAACAGAGCATCATATTCTTCTTTAGTCATAAAATGTTTGGATGATGTAGAAGTATTACTGTTTATAATCACTACTTCTTCTTTTACGGGTTGTTGTGAATTAGTCTTAACTATATTCTTAACTGGTTTAAGAGTAAGAATCGAATTAAGTTTATCACATTTAGCAGATCTTTCACCGGTAGTCCATGTAGGATCAATAGGACTATCAGCAGGTTGTGCAAATACTGAACTAGTCAGCATTAGCAGCAGGAATAGCAGAATGTTCTTTTTCATAATTATTATAATGTTCACGCCAAAGATTATGTATATGAGTCCAATCACCATCATATTTCCAACTAAAAGCATATAGAATCCAATAGTTATATTCATTGTTATTAAGAAATTCTACAACACTATTTTCAGATCTTTTAGCAAATCTACCTTCAATAGGATTAGCAGTTTCAAATTTAAAAGCACGCATATATTCAATATATACGTTATGTTTCTTTAAAAAACTAAAGAATACTTTACGAGCTTCTTTCTTTGTCATTTGTTCCAAATATTAATAATCACAAGCACAATAAATACCATTAGAAATATTATTGCAAAAAATGCAATAACAAGAGGAGTTTTATGAGATCTAACTTTATTTATCTCATATAGTATAAGATATGCAGCAATGAATAATGAATTTATCATTACACCACCAGTTACTAGTAGTAATATATGGTATAACCTATCATTCATTGCTTTATTCTTTTAAAAGGAATTAAATAAGAACTACTTGGAGCATCTGGATTAATATCAACAATAGCTTCATCACGAAACCATTTCTCTTCCATTAGTTCTTGTACTTCAGGCCAATTTACACGTATATATGTATCATTAAGATCAGCTTCAATACGTTTTTCAGCTATTAAATTAGCCATATCTTGAATACGATCAAGAACAACATTACTATCTGATTTATTATTTATCAGATTTTCAAGGCGAGTTACAATTTCATCTGCATTAGATGAAGATTTAGCATTTTTAATAGACAATGTAAGTCCAAGATTACATGCAACAATAATAAGTGTAAGAATAATTAAAATAGTCATAGTAAATCAATATTAAAGATTAAATAATTTATTTTCAAAC